TTAGAATGGGATTTGTTCATGTGCCATCTCCTGTACAAAGTCTGGGTGATCGTTACCAATCGCAATTAACTGGTCTTCCGTTAGCTCGTTACCGTTACCGTCTTCTGCGTACACAATGTAAGCGTCTACAAAGTCTGGGTAATCAGCCATTGAAACGCCATCAATTTCTACATGGGTTAGTGTTGAAAGGTTCATAGTTGCTCCTATGGGGCCGAAGCCCCTTATTATTATCCGTAGACGCTGGTTTCGTAATCGTCAGAAGCCATCTGCTCACACTGAGCATCTTGAAGGTCTTCATCAGTCCAATCGCTATCTGCAGTAAATGGGTTACCGCCAGTTTCCTGAAGCCTGTCCCACCAAGCCTCAAGCTCAGGCTGGATTTCTTCGCCAACAAATACCCAGCTATTATCAATCGCTATAAACCAAGTAACAGAACCTTGGTTCAGAAACTCATTAGGGCTAGCGAAGTTTGCAACAATATCAACCTGACGCTGATAAAGAACATCGCCAAGTAATAGCTCAGTTGCCTCAATAGTACCTACTTTTCTAAGTTCGTTCATGTGATGCTCCTTGGGGCCGAAGCCCCGATATTATTACTGCTTAACTAAGCCACCTGACACTAGAAGGTCAGCAGTTTCGTATGAATGGTCATAGCCGTTAGCGCGAAGAACCATTTGCATATTCTCAACTGAGTTATTATTAATGCTCCATTCAAAAGCTAAATCGTTAGTAAGTTCTTCTGCTATTGTCATTAAGTCTAAAATGTTCATATATTGCTCCGTTGCGTTGTTGTTTTCTTAACTTGCAACTATTATACAACACTTCTGTTTACATCGTCAACACTTCTGTTTATTTATTTTCAGGGTTTCCGAATTACCCTGAACTTGTCATTGCAGAATGACGCTCTGTAGCTAGTTTGTACCTACGGTAATCAGCCAGCGTCTGCTCCCTACCTCCGCGCTTGTCAGCCTCATAGATCAGCATGATAACCTTATCTGTTTCTATCGTAGCCCTCTGTTCACGGCTTGGCCCAGAAGGTCTGTTTGAGTCAGGTGGGAATAACTCGCTTGAGCTAACCCCAGCAGCTTCTGCTATCTCTACCCCATTAGCGCCACAAGCAAAGCAGTTCATTAGAACCGTACCATCTTCACACTCCTTAATGCCCATGCTAGGCGATCTATCACCATGTACTGGGCAAAGTGCCATCCACCTATTCTTGCCGCTAGACTTCACACCTTCCAACATCATTAGAATGGCTTCTACGCTCATAGCTGCTCACCATGCTTGTACAGCCTGTACGGGCCAGTGCGTAGATCGTGAGTTACCTGCTTCAGTATTTTCTTTGAGATAAGATCCACGCTATCTGCTACCGCTTTAAGGTCATCTATTTGACGAACCTCTAGCGTTACCATCTTGTTAACAACCTGCTGCAGTGTCGCCCAATAGGTCTTATGACCTGTCTTAGACCGCTTACCTGTCTTCTTGTCTATCCTAGTCTGGACAAGTACCCAGTTATGCTCGTCTGCTTCAATGTGGTATTCGTTTGATATTTTCATGCTGCTACGCTCCGTTTGCTGTACCGTATTTGGGTACTTGTTATATATCTTCTGGTTTCATCGCTAATGCCATTAACCATGCGAGGCTTGATTGCGTTAGGCCATACACCATAGCGATTCCTGTAGGTGTGGCTAGCCCAGCTTTCTTTATAGCCCTTACTACGAGTGTACAACAATAACTCAGAATAAAACACGCTTTTGTCTTCTTTTGTGTGTTTTCTGTTTCTTTGTTCAGGTGATAGCTTGGTTAGAATTTCATCGGTAGACTCTAGCTGCTCCTGTAGCGGTATCTCGTAGCCGCACTTACAGCGTAGGCCAACCATCTGCTGAGTACACTGTGGGCATTCCTTGACCTTAGCTTCCTTCTTTTCTTTGGTTAATTTCTTCTCGTTGAATTTTTGCGTACCATCATCGAGTTTTTCAGGGATTATATCTTCAGCGAAGCCGTGGCGGTTTACGTTACCTGCGTGGTCTAGGTAGATGGCCTTGCCCTTACCTTCTGCAGTACGCATGATCCTACCAGCACGTTGAACGAATGTGATTAGCGACTTGGTTGGGAAGCAATCAATTAGGCAAGACACTGTAGGTTCATCGTACCCAGTGTTGAGCAGGCGACTGCAGGACAGCACCTTGAATTCTCCCCTAGTGTGGGCCTGATAAATAATGTCTCGCTCGTCTGCGTCCATGTAGCCATCAATATGCTCTGCTGATATGCCAGCCTTATTAAACACATCAACCAAGTGCTTGGAATGTTTGATACTAGGTGCAAAGGCAATTGTCTGTCCATTCTCACCATGTTCAAGCCAGTTCTTTACAATGTCACCCACTAAACCCTTATCATCTTCTGTCGCTGCGGCTAGGCTAGCTGGGTCGTAATCAGATCCACCTGTGGATAACTGCTTAGTCTTAATGCCTTTTAACGCAACGCTACGTCCACCGTAGTAGTCTACTGGGCATAAGTAGTCCTGCTCTAGCAGCTCACGCGGTGTAATGGGTACAATTAGGTCATCGTAATGCTCACCCAGCCCCTTTGAATAAGGTGTTGCGCTTAGGCCAATAAACGGTACGTTGTTGTATGCTGACATGATCTTGCCTAGGCTAGCGTAATGCGTGTGACACTCATCGACTATGGCTAGGTCAAACTCAGGTATACGCTTACGTCTAGCTAGTGTCTGCGTACTGGCGATTTGAATTGGTGCTGAGTAGTTGGTTAACTCGTGATTACCTTGTATGACGCCAAAGTTCATGCCAGCTTTACTAAATGCTTCTAGGCTCTGCTGGATTAGTTTTATACGGTCACAGATAAAGATGCTGCGCTTACCTTTTGCGGCTGCTGCCTGTAGTAAGTATGCTGCTGTTATCGTCTTACCAAAGCTACATGGTGCTGCTAGTATTGGACGCTTATTACCCTTGCGTAGTGACGCTCGTAGCATTTGTATGGCTTGTTCTTGGTGTGGTCTAAGACTCATCATTATTATTTGCTCCATTTTCTTCAGACAATACTCGTCACTAGATGGTTTGGGACACCTAGGTAGTTACCTTAGAGTCTTAACCATTTAATATGCTATTTGCTGATCCACTTACCGTAATTTGCATAAACCATTCAACTTCCATGTTGAGCTGGTCAGCTCCCTACTGTGTCCGCTAAGTATGTTTGTACCTATGCTATTGCTGCTAGCTAAGGTCAGTCCCATCAATCCTGTGCGGTAAGTGCTATCCCAGTTTAAAGCCTTGGTGGCATGAGCCTTGTTTTTTATTGTGGCAATGCTAAAGAAACCCACATTTTAATGGTGGATCAAGTCTGCGAGGGATAAGAATGTTGCACCGCATGATAGCGGATGATAAACTAACACCGTGTTGGCGTTGGCTCTTCTTTGTTCTCGCTGGCTCGATTGGGGTTGTAGCCCCGTCACCAACACACCTATTCTAGCCCCTTCTCCGTAATAGAGCAAGGGGCTTTTTATTGCTACAATATTGAGTAAGTAATTAACACACCTAAAGCAGCACCACAAATCGCTGCTGCCATCAACTCAGTAATGCTAAACCTAACCTTCTTAATGGCGGTCTTACGGGGCTTCCGTACAGGTGTTGCTGCTGCTGAACTATCCAGCTTCATATTGACGCGAGTCTTGCTAAGGTTTATTTCAATAGCCTTTTCAGTCCTGCTCAACCTTCTGGCAATGAACTTATGAGTCCTACCCATAACGTGCTGATCCCATGCGTAGGCGCTATCTTCTAAAGTCCAAGGCTTGTTCTTTTTAGTTAAAGTCATTTTAATGCTCCAGTTAATTATAATATTAATACTCAGACTGCATATCGATGTAATGATCTTCGATAACAGCGTCATCATACGCCCCTTTAAAAGCCTCCATTAGCTTAGATCGGGCATATTCTTTAGCGTCATCATTGCCCATAACGAGCATTGAAAACACATTGTCCTTTTCTTCGTCATCCATTTCTTCTAACAATTCAAAGATGGTTACTTTATGACCAAGAACGAAAACAGTACCTGTAGTGTGCAATTCCCAGAAAAGGTCTTCACGGGTTTCTATAATGTTGGTTTCGTTTACGTCTACATCATCGTATGGGTTGTACATGGCGCTGCTCCGTTCTTGTTAATGTCCGTCTACCTTACTCCTATCAAATCAGTAATGCAAACCTTTTTGTATCTTTTCTTATATTGGCTGTTTACATCTATACTAAATGTGTTTACAATAGCTGGGTAGGTTAAATAACTAGGAGCAATAATAATGAAGCAATCAGAATCAATAACAGACCTTGCAACGGCACTATGTCTTGCACAGGCAGAAATGGGTGGAGCTGTTAAAGACAGTAACAACCCTTTCTTCAAGTCCAGCTACGCAGACCTTGCCAGTGTCATTAAGGTAATGAAGGGGCCGTTTGCAAAGCATGGCTTATCTTATGTCCAACTGCCTATTACCTCAGAAGGTGGTAAAGGTGTCGGTGTAGTTACTATGCTTATGCACAATTCAGGTCAGTGGCTGCAAGGTGAGTACCTATTACCTATGGACAAGGTATCAGCACAGGGCGCTGGTAGTGCCATTACTTACGCAAGAAGGTATGCACTTTCAAGCCTCTGCGGCATTCCACAGGTTGATTTGGATGCCGAAGATATCACGGTTCACGAAGAACCTGTTGTGCTAGACAAGATTAAAGAAGAACCATACAAGCGAGTTAGCAAGAAGCTGACACAGGATGTAGTAGCTTTAGTGGTATCTAGCCAAGCATCTGGTGAGACTAGCGTATTAGTTGAGGCTCTTGGTGAGCTAAAAGAACATGAGAAGCAGGTTATCTGGAAGCAGCTAACAGGCGATCAACAAGAATTTGTACGTTTAACTAAGGAGATGTAATTATGAGTGACTACGATAACAACAACACTGGCGCATTATTCAAGAATGATAAAAAAGAATCAGACCGTCATCCTGACTATAGCGGTAGTTGTGAAGTGAATGGTGAGCAGATGTGGATGGCTGCTTGGATCAAAACTAGTAAGAATGGCAAGAAGTTTATGTCGTTTGCCTTTAACCCTAAAGTTGAAAAGGCTGAAACACCAAAACCTGCTGCAGTTAGCGGCATTGACGAAGATGACGACATACCGTTTTAGCAGACCAAAAAAAAGCCCTCTTCTTTAAGGAGGGCTAAGGTTACTTCTGGAGCAAAATCATCATAACACACAAAGGGGAAG